CTTGGTCTGACGGATCAATCCTTGGTCAGGTACAATTGTCAGCGACTTTACACCAAGGTTGTCGTATGATTTAACCAGTGCTGAACACATCAATGTTTTCCCAGCACCAGTGCCCGCAAGACAAATTCCACTGCCAGCCTCAATCAATGAATTGACCCCTTCTACTTGGTCTGCACGAAGGATTGTTGGCTTCCCCGTGTCAAGGTGAAGTATGTGGGAAAACACTCCATTATCGATTAAGTCAGGTGCTTGGGCTTGTGTTGTACGTAAATCCTCAATGACAACGTTATATCCAAACTTCACCAATCTGGGAAGGATATCTTCTAACAAGTAAACAAATGTTTTTCCCGTCTTGTGAAAATACCGAATCTTTCCGTCCCACTGTCCAAGTTTGAACCGAGGGTTGAAGAAATAGTTCGCAGCAGGCACAGCATACTTGTTGTACAGTTGTGTCAGATGATCTTCGTGAAGACCAACTAAAACTGCGGATACTTCGTCGAGGAGACGAATTTTACAATCAGTCTTTGCCATTATAGAGTTGCATTTTGGATTGTTGCGATTCGAGCAGCTGTTAGGTCACGCAGCGCAAATCCTCGCTTGTCAAATGCGCTAACAGCATCGTCAAACTTATCGTGTAGTTCTGCAATTTCAAGGTACAGTTCATTGATTTTGAGATACTCGTCTTCTGAATCAATAAAACTGTTCATTACCCGCTCACCAAGAGTCCGAGAGTAATTTTCAACATAGCGACGAGCAAGTCGCCCCCGGGCAGCAGACACCTGGGCGTCAAGGTACTTCATAATTGTTTTTAGTTCAGCTCTGCGCTGTGCATAAAAAATTGGCCACGTGCTTTGTTCGTTCAAAGCCTTATCGAGCGCCTTACCTGATAACCGAAGGTTCTCTTCAATCCCCTCGAAAGCTTCTTCAAATTCGACAATTAGTGTGGGAAGATTGGAGAATTTATCTCCGAGGTCAGCAAGTCGGCTCATTGTGATGTCCCTTTGGTCAGTTGCTGAAAATACAGCAACTGCGTCATTTGTTCTTTTGTTAGTTCTGCAATGTTAAAATACTGTGGAATCTGCTTTTGCTCGGCCGTGAGAGGCTCTTCTGTCTTATTCCCCATTGCAACACTCATTAACCAACCCTTGATCGTTTCTTTTTCTTGAAATACAACTGTCAAAGGAATGCCAAGTGTGATCGTTCGTTGAATTTGGACAGGGTTTTCTCCTTGCACAGACGGCATCACCAACGTAAGAAATTGTGACATCTCTTTTGCTGGACTATACGTGATTTCAGCACGTATTACCAATATGGATTGAACGACATCCATATCTTCCCACACAATTGCGTCGGTTGGCACATTAACCAACTCAAATATTGCTGAAAGGACAGAAGGCGTCAATGTTTCAGCAATCTCTCGATTGCAAGCATTTCTGGCCTTCTGTCTCTTATCGAATAACCCCAACAAGTGTTCGATTTGTTCTAAGTCTTTGCCCACATTGCGTCCTGAATGTCAAGCACAAGTTGTGCTGCAAATTTGATGTTCGGTTTCTTTGGAAGTGATGTCTTTGCGTACAAATTGACACGTACGTCATTATCCATCATTTCAGCGTATTCCACTACTTGCTCGTACGTCCAAGCACCATTTCGGATCGACAACAGTTCCTCTGCATCGGGACGCTTGACAAGCAGTTGTCCGGTTTGCAGTGCTTCTGCACCCATTCGAAGCAGACGAACCAAATGCATTGCATGCTTGGTATCGTACCCAAATTGTTCTTCCAACGAACTACGCTTTTCATTGCGGTTCTTTTTCCACGTCCAGTAGTTCTCCCACGTTTCCTTCGCTGCAACATAGACAGAACGGTTGAACTTGACGATGAACAACGGTGTTCCGAGGGCGTGACTATCGCCTTCGTAATCGTCATTTAGTGCACCCGTCTCTTTATTGAACGGACTGTACTTGTCCGCAGGATATACACCGTACGTATCACCACTAAACGGAACGAGACGGTGACCCCGTTCGTAATCCCGGAGACTGACCTTGAACGTCTTTGGACCTGTAAAATTGTGGACGAGAGAGACAAAATCCACTTGCTGTGGACGTTGTTCAGATTGGGGCTGATTGATCCACTTATTGTGCCCTTTGATCCGTTTCAGTTGAGCAAGTGCATATCCACTCGTTGTGAATGCGATCTTGCTTGACAAGAGTTGTGGAGCGGCAGCACGCAGGATTTCATACGCAGGCGTGGTGTGTACGATGTCTTGACGATCAACCCACAACGATTCAACAACGTTTGGATTGCAGTCAAGTGCAAGCTTCATGAAGTTGGCAAGTTCGTAGATTACCGTATCCTCTTCCGACGTGTCATTGACTTCATTCAGGGGATAGAACGGCGTGCGTACATTAACTGGGTCAGCGCAGAAAATACCACGAAAATCAACATCAGACATGGGCAAGTTGGTTCCATACGAGATTGAACCTGCATAGTGCTTGACGATCAGATTATCTGTCATCAGTTGTTGTGCTGTTTTGAGTGTGAATGTCATTATGATTCTCCCAACGGGGAACGAGAGTAGAATACATATTGTACTCCACTCTCGTTGATACATCAACAGATATTACTCTGCTGTTGCCTTCTTTTTCCGCCTTGCTTTTGCAGTTCCTTCTTCGCCGTGTTCTGATTCATCCACTTCGAGATCAGATTCAGCCGTTCCTGCCTTTGTAGACAAGAACATTTGAGCCTTTGCCTCGGCTTTGATGAGCAGAGCTTCTGCGAACGGTCCAATGTCTGATTCGAAGAACCATTGACCGTCTTCGAGATAGTACCGTCCAGACTTCTTCTCGATAATTCCCAACGTTGTGAGAACATCTGCAAGACCTGAATAAGGATCCATTCCTGCTTCGTATGGAACTTCAACAGTAACCACCTGGAACGGCTTGGTGAACCGGGTCTTGTACCCTTCGCACTTCATATTGATACCAGTGATTTCCTTGGTGGCCTGTCCCTTGACAGCTTCACGCAGCTTCAACTTCGACAGCATAACGATTTGTGAGCATGCGTACTTGACAGCATCGCTAACAATCCACACACCTTCGCCGTTGAGAACGTCTTGGTTCTTGTACACTTGTGACGTACATACCATTGCAACGTTCAGTGTCTTGATGTCTTGAACAAACCCACGGAGCATCGCTTTCAATTGCTTATTGCGTTGTCCTTGATCGCCCTTTTGCACACCCTTTTCGTAGTTCTCTTGTTCCGTTTCTGTCATCAGCATATCGAGGCTGTCGATCAGGATTAGGACCTGTTCAGAGTCAGCATCTTCACCGCAAGCAGCACGGTATCCTTTGAGGAACTTTGAAATCACATTCGTAACCTGGGCAATCGTTGTTACTTCGGCGTACATGTACTTGCCGTTGTTGACATCAACACCAATTTTACCCATGAAATCGTCGTCAAGAGCGTTTTCACTATCAACAACGAGAACCGTTGCACCAGATGCTTGCGCAGCCTTGACAAGGTTCGCTGCCAAGAAACTCTTACCAGCTCCGGATGCTCCTGCCAGGTCAGTAATACGACCTTGTGGAATACCCTTGAAGAAGCTGCCAGAAATGATCTTGTTCAGCACGTAGTTACCGGTAGAATACCAATAACGCGGAGGGAGAGCAGATGTGCCAACTCCTTCCATTTTTTCCAAATCCTTCTCGAACGCCTTCAAGAAGTCTGGTGTTACAGACTTTGCCATATGTTTACTCCGTTAAATGAAGGGAGGTAGCCGAAGCTACCTCCAAAGCCAGAATTACTTGGCTGCGCGGCGTGCACGGATTTGTGCAAGCATTGCGTCAACGTCACTCGAACCCTCTTCTGTGACTGCTGCCTTGACAGCTTTCACAGGCTTTGGATCCGGTTCAAACGGAGGATCATCGTCTTCATCTGCTGGTGCAGCGGCACGAGCTGGTGCAGGACGAGCTGCGACACGTGGTGCCGGTTCGCTATCACCAGACGATTCCTTGCGGCCTTCGTCTTGGTAATCTTCACCGTTCAGGTCAGCGTTCAGCATTGCACGAACCTTCTCAACGCCAGGGTTCTTTGGCAGCAGAGTTTTCAGTTCGATCATCCCTTCCTCAACCACAACGAGCTCATCTTCCGACAATGAACGTTGCTTCGAGTGGAACTTCGTTCCCATTGTGTACGTTGAGTACTCACCCTGTTCCGTCTTCTTGATGATGAAGTCGTAACCATCTGCAAAGTCATCAGGTGATGCGTCCAGTGGATCATCTTCCGAAGCAAACGCTTCCTTGATGATGTTGTACAGCTGGTAGCCGAGGGCAATGTGCCGAACTTCACCTTGGTGAGTCAACCCAGTATCCTTATCAGCTGGCAGCGGATCTTCCAGTACAAGTGCTTGCGCAATGTACTGCTTCTTACGCCAGTACTTCTTGCCGTTGATCTTGTCATTGACCTTGTAATAGTCCTGTGACACCTTGCAGATCGGGCAGTCTTCACCGTACATGCTCAGGCATGCAACAGTCTTTTTCTGTCCATTGATCAAAAGGTTGTGGGACACCTTCTCTACCAAGAAGCCGCGAGAATTGCTCTCGTCCTTATCCGGCAGGAAACGAATGACGGCACGTTGTCCGGCCTTCATGTTCCAAAACGGGTAGTACTTGTTGGTGAATTGTTCGCGAGGGCCAGATTGCTGATCGCCGAATTGGGCGCGAATGGCTGCGAGTTTTTCTTTTGCTGTTGACATAATTTTTCTCCTATTTCTGTTCTAGTTGTTGTTTGACTTCTCTTCTGTGAATCGATATGTCTACGTTCACATCTGCATACTATCTGTTCACATCTAATAAAAGTCAAGAAGGTTTGGGACCTCCCAAATTAAGGGTGCTTCTCACCCTATCTTTCGATGCTTGTATTTATGATTGTTGTTGTAAAAGTAACCAATACTTTAAGTAACACCCACAACTGCCGTTGCGATCAAAATGTCGAGAGTAGCATCATAGTATGCACGGATAAAGTTTGTTGCATTAGGTGTTGTAACAAACGTGGGCGGTGTGCCGCTGCCCCATTTCCACTTTGT